GAAGCAATCATTATGGAAAAGAAAGCAACCGGCGAAATCGACTGGGACTTAGAGGCAATAAAAGGTAGCCAGAACTCGTGGAAAGATGAGTGGCTGGTTATTTTGTTTTCAGTACCGTTGATTCTCGCGTTCATCCCCGGAATGGAAGATGTCGTATCCCACGGATTTCAACAATTGGAGCAAATGCCTGAATGGTACCAGTACAGCTTGGGCGTTATTGTTGCTGCAAGCTTTGGAGTCCGCAGCGCGACAAAATTCTTTGGAAAGAAATAAAAATGGCTGAAGTCACGATGGAAAGACTCCTTCAATGGAAGATACTACCTCGACTGATGATGCTCACAATGACTCTGATGAGTTGGCGTTGTGCAGAGTGGTTTATGAACTTGGACGCCCCAACAGCGTCACAATCCGCCTTTGTAAGCGTTGTAATGGGTGCTATGACAGGTGCGTTCGGTATTTGGATGGGCGGAGAAAATAAAAAATGAAATATAACGAATCGCATTTTTTAGATAAGCTTATTGAACACGAGGGCATGGTCCTGACCGTGTACGAAGATTCTCTTGGTATCGACACTATTGGTATTGGGCGCAATTTAAAAGACAGGGGAATCAGTAAAGAAGAACTGGATTATATGGACATCCCTTCTATGGCTGTTGTTTACGAACACGGCATCACGGAAGCGGATGCAAGATATTTAGCCTTGAATGACATCAAGATTGTAGAAAACGAACTGGCGCGAGTTCACCCTTGTGTAGAAGGTTTATCTGCGGTTCGCCAACTGATTTTGATGGACATGGCCTTTAACATGGGTGTGCCACGCCTCTGTAAATTCAAGAACATGTGGAACGCAATACACAGCGGAGATTTTGAAGCTGCAAGTTTTGAGATGATGGATTCGAGATGGGCACGTCAGGTAGGTGGACGAGCCAAGAAACTTTCAGACGCGATGAAAACAGGAGAGTTCTAAGATGCCTTTGACTAAAAAGGGCCAAGAAATCATGTCTTCGATGAAACAAACCTACGGGGGTAAGAAGGGTGAACAAGTCTTCTACGCAACAGCTAATGCTGGCAAAATCACGGGTGTTGAAAAGAAAGCGAAAGGCGGCAGCGTTGGAAAAACTCGCAAACCGTCGAAGTCTAAAGCGAAGAGCAAAAGTCGAGTTAATGAAGCTGGCAACTATACTAAGCCCTCATTGAGAAAGCGACTGTTCGAAAAGATTAAGGCCGGAAGCAAAGGCGGAAAAGCTGGACAGTGGTCAGCCCGCAAAGCACAGATGCTGGCCCGCGAATACAAAGCCGCAGGGGGCGGGTACCGTGATTGATGGAACATGTATTCTTACTGCTGGTCTATCTTGGAACCGGAGATTTTAGAAGACCTGCCAGTCAGGACATGTACTTTTGGAACATTGACCGCTGTAATTACTTTGCAAAAAGGATAACCCAAAGATACGGAAACTTTCAATACAAAGATTTCATCGACCCCAAAGATAGGGTCACGGCATACTGCGTACCTAAATACATAAACACCGACAACGTAAGAGTATACTGATGGACCCGATTACCGCGATGGCAACCGCTTCGGCGGCTTTTAATACAATAAAAAAGGGCTTTCAAGTAGGCCGCGACATCGAACAGATGGCAAGCGACTTGGGCCGATGGATGGGTGCCCTGTCCGATTTGGAACAGGCAGAAAAAGAAGCAAAGAATCCGCCCATCTTTAAAAAACTGTTTGCAGGTTCGTCCGTCGAACAAGAGGCTATGGAAGCCTTTGCGGCAAAAACCAAAGCGGAAAAGCAGCGAGACGAACTAAAGACGTGGATACAATACACGATGGGCCAGTCCAAATGGGATGAACTCATTCGAATGGAAGCCGATATTCGGAAACAGCGGCAGGAAACATTGTATCGCCAGCGCGAACGCCGCCGCAAGTTTCTTGAAATTAGCGCAATAATTTTGTTTGGTGTCGTAGTCGTTTCATTTATTTCGTTTGTACTTTGGCTTGCTGTAAACAAATAAGTCTTGCCAAACTAAGAAAAAGAGTGTATAATGCTGTTTGAGGGGTACGAAATGAAACGACTTGCTTTTGACGCTTTGAGACATAAATACGAGGCACAGAAAAAGAATGCACTCTTTATTTACAAAAATTACGTCACGAATCCGGCAGCTATTGGCGAACATCCGGATTTGCTTGAAGAAATGGATAAAGCGGTCCAAATGTGGGAAGCTGCTAACAGCCGCTTGGAAGCACTTGATGTCTTGGATAGCGAAAGTTAATGGCTATTAAGAAACCACAAAGGAGTCTTCGTGCGTGGACCAAACAGAAGTGGCGCACAAAAAGCGGCAAGCCGTCTACACAAGGCCCGAAAGCGACGGGCGAACGCTATCTTCCAGAAAAGGCAATTAAGTCCCTTAGTGCGAAAGAGTACGCGGCTACGACTCGTGCCAAGCGAAAGGCTACACGTGCTGGCAAGCAGGTGGCTAAACAGCCGAAAAAGATAGCCAAAAAGGTACGCAAGTACAGGAAAGTTTAAATGTCGATTACTTCGTACCCAAATCTAGTTCGCCTATCGAGTACAGGCGGGGGAAATGTAGTTACATTTGGTGATGGTACTACTGACGCATTTGGTAGACTACGTGTAAGCGAACCATATACTTTATTTGATAGCCAAAATAGATTTCAAATAGACCCTCAGTTTGATACGTCTACGTCCGGTTCAGCTACAGCAACACACCTTGCTAACGAAAGCACTGTAGCCATGAATGTGACCACGACTTCTGGTGATGAAGTTATTCGTGAGTCCAAGCGAGTGTTTCCATATCAGCCGGGTAAAAGTTTGCTGGCTCTGATGACATTTGTTATGGCTTCCACACAAACAAACCTTCGTCAGCGTGTTGGATACTTTGGTGCTAATGATGGTTTGTATTTAGAACAGAATGATACAGATGTTCGCTTTGTTCTTCGTAAATCTACTAGTGGCTCTGTAGATGACACAGAATACGTAACACAAGCAAACTGGAATGTAGATAAGTTTGATGGCACAGGTCCAAGCGGTATTACCCTAGACCTTACTAAATCACAAATTTTGTTTTTTGATATTGAGTGGCTAGGTGTTGGTGATGTTCGTTGCGGCTTCTATTCTCACGGCAAACCTGTAATTGCTCACATATTTCACAACGAGAATGTCAAAGATAAAGTCTATATGAAGACAGCCATTCTCCCTGTTAGGTACGAAATTACCGCTACAGGTGCTTTGTCTTCTGGCGCAACCTTCCGTCAAATCTGTAGTACTGTTGCTAGTGAAGGTGGTTATCAGCAAGATGTTGTAGAACTTGCAGCCCAGAGAACTACTGAACTGACAAGTATTGGCCTGACAACAAAACCCTTGATTTCATTGCGGCTAAACTCCGGTTCTCTTGATGCAGTCGTACTTCCACAAATCTTAAAGGTACTTCCTACTACCGGACAGGATTACATTGTAACACTTGTTCGTAATGCTACACTAACAGGCGCATCTTGGAATACCAGTACATTTACTAACGTAGATTATGATGTAACAGCCACAGCTATGACAGGTGGTGATGTAGTTCAGGTAGATTATATTACTAATACTGTTCAAGCTGGTAGCGGTGTGGATGCTCCTACGGGATACAAATGGTCACTTCAACTTGGTAGAACAATCGGTGGAACAAGTGACATTATGACTATTGGTATTAGAACAGCCGTATCAGGTACACCAGCAGGCTCTGCTCTTGGTTCTCTTATCTTTTATGATTTAACTAACGGAGTGTAAAATGGAAACAAAGAACCGCACCGTTGGATTAGAACTGACAACAAGCAATCAAGACATATACACTGTACCGTCAAACTATGAAGCAGAGGTGGACAGTATTTTTATTAGCAATGCCAGTGCCTCAAAGGTTACATTTAGCCTAGACTGGTATGATAGCCAAACTACCACATATTATACAATTGCAGAGACTGTAGACATTGAAGCCAATTCAATGGTACACATTAATGATGACCCATTTTGGCTTTTCAAAAATGATAAGCTGCGCGGCTTGGCAAGTGCTAACAGTGCAGTAACAGTCATTGTAAAGCTAAAAGAATCCTATATGCCACAACGGAGTTAAGGAGATGCCCCTCACAACAAAAGGAAAGAAGATTAAATCTGCTATGACCAAACGATATGGGGAGAAGAAGGGTGAAGACATCTTCTACGCATCAGCCAACAAAGGAACAATCAAAGGCGTGGCGAAAGGCCAGAAACTTGCGAAAGGTGGGGCAGCTAGAAAAACTAGCAGCAAGGCGAAGCCTAAAGCGAAGAGCAAAAGTAGAGTTAATGAAGCTGGCAACTACACTAAGCCCACAATGAGAAAAAGACTATTTGAAAAGATTAAGGCTGGCAGCAAGGGTGGTAAGCCCGGTCAGTGGTCAGCACGTAAG